GCTTGGTCCCCAAAAGCCATCGCCGAATCAAAAGTCCCATCCGAGACATCGTAGGCAGGGACGAGTCGGGAAGATTTGGCATCCGTGCCATAAGCATCGGTGATCGTATGACCATCGTGATCTGGCACTGGATCCGTACCCGTGTACTGGATCACAACAGTAAAGAACCCTGTTCGCGTGAAGGCAATCTGATTGCCTGAAAGGGCGACGGAAGAAGTGTCGCCCACAACAAAGCCTGTGTTGAGAGCCAAGGCGGATGGATCGGTCGCAGCTTTCTCCAACCCAAATCCTCCAACGCGGACTTGGGGGTCTAGTAGAACCACAGTGTAGTCTACCCAATAGTAACCAATATCACCCGCCGAGCTCCCACCCCTTGTTTGGACAATAATATGCCCGGGAATCCTAGCTTCGTCTGAACTTGTCACGTCAAGATCTGATGCAGAACGCGGTCCCCTGACGCCAAAGAACTTGAAGGTTGACCGTACAGCCTTGTTTGCCAGCCACTGCACTTTGCCCTCCATCCACCCAGCAAGCTCCTGGGCACCTGGCAACGTGTCCAAATAGAAGCTCTGCAATGAATTGATGTTGCCGAATGGAGAGAGTCCCGGGTCGCTGTCGTACGACGGTGCCATAAGCACTGTTGAATTGACACTAGTTGCAGACCTCGGGACATACCTCAAATGCCACTTTTCAATCCGAAACAATTGAAAATGCTTCGAAATCCCACCCAACCATCTCAAAGTAGCTGGATCCACAGGAAAAGCCCGTGTTAGCACGGAATCCCTCGCTGTGGCCAACTTCTCAGAGTGAGTTACACGAATTCCACCATTGACGGCAGAAATCTTTGGGCCTTGATTGACAATGCTTGAGGCATAGGCAGCAGGGGCCACCTGAGAGGTGTACTTGGCTGGCCCGCCCGCCTTACCAGCGATGCTGGGCATGCGGTTCCCGCCCCCATTCCCTTGGCGTCCTCTCCCACGTCCACCACCTCCCCTGCGGTTGGCCATAATCAGCTCCGTAGAATAAGCGGTGGATCTCAAACCGAAAGAACCACAACACAAACAAACAACAAACACAAAAAGATGCCACAAACATGCGGCCGCGGTGTTCACGGGATCCGCCCACCGCAGGCGGACTGTACATTGATGTGACGAACTACGGATTCATAGGAATTACAGAAAGTGGCACCGGAGCTTATCACTCCACCACAAACTGACCCACTTCACCGCAACGCCGGCTCCCGTGCAGTCTCTCGGCATTCCAGGCTAGAATCGTGCCCTGCTCTAATGAGCAGGGCAAGAGTCAAGAGTCTCATTGTGTGACAATGGCCGAAGATAAACCACAGGTTTAAAGGCTTTCGCGACCTGGGATCTCCAAAACTATCACCACACAACAATCTCCGCTCACCCTTAGCACGGAAATATTAAGCCCGGGGAGGGCACCGTTTTGGGAGCTTAACACACCAACCCCGCTAGCGCACCCAACTCCCCTTTGGGCACGCTCATACCCTCCAGAACTGGATCCCTCCAGGTTGGCAGTACGTTCTTAAAATGCGACTCGAGAGCCAACTGCTCATCTGGGGTGATGTCAAATGCATTAAAGAACGACGCCCTGGCCTCTGCAGTTACTGAAACACCTTTCATATTCATGCCTTTGGCCAACATTTTAAACCCAGAAGGAGTCATGTCTTTATCAACACGATCCCCAGCGCCCCGACGCAAAGCCTCATAAAATTCACAGAAAACAGGCATGTGGCCGGCCAATGCCAGGCCACCAAGCCCAACTGTGTTTCTAAGGGTGTCATAAGCTTTAGCGCTCTGGATGGGTTTTAAGCTACAGGCGTCCTTGTCTAAACAAACACGCGGGTCACGACACATCGTCCATCTGGTGCCATCGTACACAGGCTGGGTCTGACAGAAAGAGACCTTCTCGAATTCAAACACTGGTTCCTCCACCTTAAGGGGAAATCCCAGTGCCGTGAAGTGTCCGACCACGGCATCCTGGAATGCCTGCAGATGGCGCCGCTCTAGGATGATCACACAGTCGTCGCCGTTGTTAGCCAGCTCCAACCGTATTCCCAACTCCTGTCGCAAGGCATATACCAAAGCGCACATCACAAGACAATTTCCTAGGGCAGTGTTCATGTCGCCA